ATTCTTAATACTCCCATCCTATATTGGTTTCTTCGCTATCTTGGAAGCTATCTAAGCTGATAGCGTCATCTGCTACGATTGGTACAAACACTACCGTCACGTCTCTCTGGGTAATAGCACTCCTAAGTTCACCAACCTTTGTTGCATAACAGTATACTGTATCTGTTTCATTCTCACTTAAGCCACTTGGTGCTGTATAATCAAATGTAGAACCACTTGTATAGCTCACTGTTCCTAGGTTAGCACTAAAGAAGTAGTTAGCTTCTGCTTCATAGTTGCTAATAGTTCCCCCTGCTGTAGCTCCTTCATTGACTGTATTATTAAGTACAATGATTGGAGTAGATGTAATAAATACTTCATATTGGTTTAGCTCGTTCTGTATCTTAGTTGAACTCCATGTCTTAGTTGTAATTGATACAGTATCATCAATAATGTCAAGGGTAAATGTCCACTTCTGCCAATACCCTACATCTGTAGGTAATACTCCTGCTGGTACTTCTTGAATGGCAGCATAGACAATGCCATCATACAGTACAACATCATTAAGTTTGTAGGTTGAGGCACTATCATAAGTACCCTTATTAACAAACCCTATTCTTCCTAGATTTACTTGTGCCATTTGTGTTCCTTAGTATTCAATTACTAACTCTTGGTTAGAGTTAAGACTTATGTTTGTGATTGGGTCATTATAATGCATAACCAACTCGCCGTCAATTACTTCCGTTAATGCAATACCAATCTGAGTTAGAGCATAAGCTGTATCAGCTATGCCCTGAGCTGAGTTACTGGCATCCATGGCTCTATTCATAGCTGTTACCGCTGAAGCCTCAGCACTGTCTCTTGCTTGCTTAGCATAGAACTCAGATGAAGCTGCGAGCATAGCTGACTGGTCTGCTTCGTAAGCCTTCTGTGTAGCTATGACTGCATTGTCATCTGCTAGTAGAATCTCTTCTATATTTGGAACAACCTCTTGTGCTATGCTAACCATGCCCTCAATGTTAGAGCCAACACTCACTACATCATCAATATTTTGACCAACTAAATTTACATTAGCAATATTCTGTGATGCATCTCTAATATCACCAATATTTGTAGCGTTGGTTCTAACGTCAGCTATATATTCGCCAGTAGCATTGACATAATCAATATTACTTGCAACAATGTTTACATTCATAGAATTATCTGAAACATCTACAACATCACCGATATTTGAACCAACAATATTTACGTTTGTAATGTTTGAAGCAACTATTGCTAAATCACTAATTGAAAATCCAAGTTCATCAGGCTCATCAGCAACCCTAATTTCAACCTGAGAATAAATCGAAGGTTCTGGTGGTTGGTCTAAAAAAATTGAATTATTTATAAGTTGATAAGTTCTTTCAGATTGTTGTATCCACTCATCATCAGATACACGTCTGAACCAAACAGCAACATGTTGTTTAGTAGCAATATGTTTTGTGCTTGGAAAGGTTCTAACACTAAACTCTGTTGAAAATATCTCACTTTGAATAGCCATTATGCTCTCCTGCTTCTAGTATTAACTGTGCCTTCAAAGGCAATACCGTTTATTTTAAAACCTTTCTCAGTCCTACTCTCGATACCAATTTTTATATTCTTAACATTTCCAAAAACCATTGGTCGCCTATTTATTGTGTAAACTTCTTTTACTCTTCTAATTGTATCACGATTTATATCCAAAACATAAAGATTAAAAAAGCTACCAGTTGCACTTTGAACCTGAACTGTTTTAAATTGACAGATTGCACTAAAGTCTTTCTCACCACCCATAGACGGAACCCATCTGCCGAAAAGTATATTCGCATTGATTAGTGTATCACCATTGTCAAAAAAATCATTTGTGTAATCTTGTGGAAAAACATTAAGACTTTCTATCTGATTTATTGTTCCAATGTAACTGCTATCCATAATCCAGAGAGCAGTGTTACTCCATACATTTTCCTCATCCCAAGTTCCATCAGCCAAAATCCAATTCTCTTGAACCTCAGCGTCTTTTCGATTGATTAAAACATAAAGCTTTTTACCCATAGAGAATGTTGAATAGATATTACCGTTGAACTGCCATTTAAACCAAGCAGACTGGATACGTTCATTACCACTGTCATAATATTTATAAACAAAAACTGTGTCACTACCACTCTTGCTAAGAAACAACATATTGTTTATCGCACTCCCACTAAATCTATCAACTTCTCCATCAATATAACTTTGGCAATGTGCTGTTATGTCATTCCCTGCGATTGTATTTGTTTGGCTCGAAACATAAAACTCAACTACTGCTGAATACTCACCACGTTTGACAACAAAGAAAACTCTATTATTTAAAAACAATGGTCTTATGTTTATATTGATTTCATATGCTGAAGATGGAATAAAAGATATTGTATTCGGCGTAAGAATATCTGTATCACGCAATCTAAACTGCATCTTCTCAGAAGTAAGCATCAAACTATCTTCCATGTTTACAGCATATTCTAAATTAACAAGCTGTGTGGAGTTTATCGTTACGTCAATAGGGTCACTATCAAGCAAGCTAAGAGCGGTGGTTCTAAAAAAGTTACCAAACTGAGACGTTTCGCTAAGAACCACTGAGCTTTCAGTAATAAACCCAAGTCTATTTTTCAAAAAGAAAATATCTTTAATCGTTGTATTCCCAACAAGGAAACTTGGTAGCGGAGTAATCTCATCATCACCAACAGTTCTATTCGCCCAACCATCCCATTGCTTAAATATGAAAGTATCGTTTGCATTACGAACAAGAACGTGAGGCATTGTGGCTCTATTTATTTTATACTTACTTGTTCCGTTTATTGTTTCTTTCCAAACATTGTTTTCATTCACAACGTAAAACGGTGATTTAGTTCCAGCAGTTCCAACAACCTTAAAAACCTCACCGCCAAAAGGAAAATTCAATGGTAAATCTGAAACATTAGATATTTCATCAATCCAAGATGAACTTGCTTGTGAACCATATGTGTCGCTTATCTTTGCTAATTCTATATTGCTTGTTGCTGTAACTTTAACAACCGCACCATTTGCAGTTGCAGTTACACCAGATACACCATTTAAACCGCTTGCCAGTTTTGAAGCAACATCCGTTGTATTGGTATCTTCTACAGAACCGCTTTGTGTTGAACCTCCAGAAAGCTTAATGCTCCATGAATAAGTATAGCCGTATTGTGGGTCTGCTCTTTTAATCCAATAGAATGCTGTTCTTTTAGATGATGTTCCAGATGGCAAGTCTGATAACATTACGGGTATGGCTCTTTTATTTGAAATAAAAGTTGTATCTCCAAGTGTTAAACAAGCATAACCATTAGAACCACCAAAGCTACCAGTCAAGTAAGTTTTAGAACTTCCATCATAAATCAGCTTACCATTAGCTTCATTGTAAACAACACCGTCTATAATATCAATTACCTCAATACCAGCAGAAGTTATAGAGAAAGAATATCTTTCATCCTCACCAAGCACATCACCTCTATCATAATTGTAATTGAACATCTCATTTGAATAATCTACTGTATCATCAAGAGGTATCTTTGTGGTTGGATTTCTTTTTAATATACCTTGGTTGATTGTTGGGTAAGCGTTAATCATTTCCTCAACTTGGCTAGGTAACCTTTGCTCTGCTGGCTGTTGATTAACACCATTGAATATGCTATCAATCTGGTTACGTATGAGGTTTCGGCTAATTCTCATGGTCTTACCTTAAACTCTTGACCAAACGAACCACGAAGCATATTATAGTTTGCTGTTCTCCCATCACTACGCCTTGCACTGATGTATGCATGGTTCTCATCATCTTCACTAAATTGATATTGAGCCACATCACCAATCATTCTATATTGGAAAATCCGACTAGCCCTGATTGTAATATAATGTCTGATTGGATAAGGCAGTGCGTTAAAGTCCATATCCCAAACAACAGTACATTTTATAGCCTCATTGAACTTAGCTGTCTTGTCTTTCTTAGAATACAACCGCCAATCACGCATGATAATATCGCTGTCATTCGTAGAAATATCAAGAATGTTTGCTGGCAATGAAATATAACCATCAACATCAGGGATAAACTCCCAATCAGTATCAGTATTAACATCCCATCCAGTGCTCAATACAGACTTCTTCACTTCTTCAATAACATCACGAGCTTTTTGTGCTTCAATGATTTCAGCTAATTCGGTATCATCAGAAATAGCTAGCTCATTGATTGATGAAAGAAGAATGTTTACGGAATAAAGTAAAAGCTTTTCGCTATCTGGTTGTGGCATAGTCAACTCCTTGATAATCCTCTCCGAAGAGAGGACTAAAAAGAGTTAAGCACTCTTGATTGAAACAGTTGACCCCGCGCGAAGAGCACCCATGCCGTTAGAGAAGTATGCAGTGATAAGTTTCGCGTCAAGGAAGTCAGGCTGTTCAGTGATTTTTGACTGAATATCCCACAACTTAACAATACCAGCGGACTGATAAGTGAACGCTAAAGCTTCAAGTGAAGCGGTAGCTGGCATGTCGTTAGACTTAAGCAAGATGGCTCCATTCACCTCTTTAGCAACACCGCTATCAAAACCACCGTTACCGTTAGTGAAGTCAGCGTTGTTGGCTCGGTCTGAACGAGCTACCAAAGAATAGTTTGTAGGAGACATAACAACAAAGATTTCACTATCGTCATCGTTTTCACGAATTGCATTTACAGCATCATAAATAGCATCAGCCAAAGCATTACCAATCTCAGTTGAAGTTGCACCACCTGCAGCAATATCAGTATTGACAACAACTGTACCGTCACCATTTCCAACCAAGCCAGTAGCTAAAGAAGAAGCTTCAATAGCTGCAATAGCTTTACGCTCTACAAACGCACCAAGTTTTGAACCAATCTGACGAACGTTCATTGCAACTGTATCGTAATTAGCAACCGCTTCCATCCACTTGTCGATACGACGAGCAACATACTGAGGACGGTCAAGGTTGATGATAATCTCGTCCTGAGTACCATTCGTTACGTCAACTTGCGCACCAGCACTGTAAGAAGCTACGTCAGCATTAGTAGCGTCCTCTTTACCTTCGATAATGAACTGACCACCAGTTCCATTTTGAATAGTCTTAGTCCACAAAAGTGGAGTGACAACCATTTTGCGAGTGTACGCTTCAAGAACGTCAAGTTGTACATCACGTGATAGCGTATTGGTAGAGTCCGAACCAACGTTAGGGGTTGTATTTCCAGTGTAAGGCATTGTGTATCCTTTAGTTTGAGTTTAAATTTGTTGTTGAGTCTTTCAACCAAATCTACGCTCTACAAAAAGATACCTTTTCCGAGTGGCTAAAGGCTTTTTTGGGAGGGTTATCTGTTAGTTGAGCTTACCTCAACACAACATACTCTTGAATTATAGTAGATAAAATAGGCAGTTGTCAAGAGTATACAAAAAACTGCCTATTTTTTAATCAATTTAGTGGGTTAAAATAGAACACTATCTGGTGTAATATTTAATCTCTCTTTGTGCTTTGCAATAGCCGCTTGGTCTAACCGACCTTTCATCGAATTGATGTAAGCTCTATCGCGCAACACTTCATCTTTCGACCCATATGGCTTTAGTCCTCTTGAGGAAGAACTGTTACCACGAATACGGTCTTGAGGTTCTGAATCACTTTGTGCTTCACGATATGTTTGGTATAAACCCTTGATAGCATATTGGCTCATGTTGCCAGTAACGTCTTTATCAAAGGCATTGCGCTCACTCTCGCTAAGGTTTTCTTTAGCCCAATCAATCATTGACTGATACTCTTCTTTCCCACCAACAACTTCATGTGCTTTCTGAATACGCTCACGCAATTCAATTGCACCAAGCTTAACGTCACGAATATCTAGCCCATGCTCAGTGAGTTTTTGTTCAATCTCAGGCGTAAGTTGCATATCGTTTTGCATAAATTCAGGAACCAACTCCATCACAAGCTCTTGTTGTTTTTGTTGTGCCTCTTGTTGCTCAGCAATTTTCTGTTGTTCAGTTTGGTTGGCTCTTTCTTTCTCTTTTTGCTCACGAACCGTATTGCTGTATTGCTTATGGAGCTGTTTATACTTATCTTTGAAATCTTCCAAAGACTTAAACTGCTTCATATACTCAGGGTCAGCTTCTACGAGCGACTCCCAAGTGTTAATGTCTTTTTGACGCTGGCTTTCCTCCACGTCAGAGGGTAAACCAGTGTCTTTGACTTCCGTTGTTTCTTCTTGGTTTTCCAAGACTTCATCAATTTTTGCACTACCTTCCATATTTCCCTCCATTAGTGAAGCACCGCTACTCTATCTAAGCCCTCTTTAAAGCTCATGCGCTTGAGCAAATTGTCAATTTGCTCATCACTAAGACCATGTTTTTCTTTAACCATACCTCTTGTGTAGCCCGATTTGAGCATAATTCTCATCTCTTCTTCAGTTGGCATAGTTACTTGATGTGGGTCACGACCCATAATCTTCCCATGGCTCAAACTCCACTCACGATACTCGTTAACACTCATGCGTCTTACACCACTTGTACGACTTTTTGTGATAATTGTTGGTGTTTCCTTTTTACTTTCCTCCATCGGTGTCTCCGTTTCCTTTTTTCTTGGTGGCATTTGTTTTCTCCTTTGGTTTGGTTTTTAGTTTTTTGTACTCACTTACACTATATCGTTTCACATTCATTGCTGTTGTCCTCCTGCTAATTGTTTTCCTGCTGTCTCACCAGCACTTTGAGCACCCGACTGTGCCATCTGTTGCATAGCCATCTGCTCCTGCATTGCTTGTTGGTCACGCTGGAACTCTTGTGGTGTCTTAAGCAAGTTTACTGTGTTCACACCATAGCCTTCAGCGTATCTATCAATCAACTCTTTATCCTTAATCCAATCAACCTTTTGAAGTTGACCCAACCTTGTCATGAAACCGTCAAGTTTCATAATCTCATTGTTCATTCCAAGAGCATTAAGACCAGTAATAATCTTAACATCTATTGTTTTAAACTCAATACCAATCTCATCCATAACCCAAGTAACAATCCGCTTGGTAATTCTGTTTGAGATAATCGCATACACACCCGCCAAAGCTGTTTCAAGTTCTTGTGCCATCTCCCTAATCTCTTCAGCAGTTACACGTTCTGCTTGACGAGTGATTGAGTTCTTTGCTAAGAACACATCTTCCAATTCACTACGCAATTCTGCTCGAACTTGCATAGGCACTTGAAAATCAAAGTTTTTCTGATGCTGGAATGACGTAACATCATCAGCAACACCATCAATCACCGCTCCGTTTTCACTTTCAGCAACATCCTTCTTACGAGTTCTACCACCACGTTCATTAACAAACGTTAATGACTTAGAAGCAATTAAAGAACCATCAGTCAACACCTTAGACAGTTTGTCGTAAGCACTGATTGAACCGATAAAGTCCTCAATATATGGTCGGTGTAGTGGTTCTCCTACATTCCAAACCATTCCTTGATACGCAAATGGATGCTTCTTGTCACTGTACTCTTTAGATGAGACAACAACGCCATCAATTTCCTGAACCACTTCCCATTTCTTACGCTCAGGCATCCATGTAGACATGGTATAGAGTTCATACGTTTCTTCAAGAGGCTTTGGTTCAACACCTTCTACTCCTTCTGGCAATCTGTTTAGCTCTTCAAATACGCACATTCGTATTGCTTCACCAACATCATCAAGTGTAACTGCAATATTCCTTAGCCCATGCACTTTGATACCACGTTTAGGCACTTTCTCCATAATACAAGAACCAATAACGAGTTGATAATCCACCAAACCAAACACAAACTTACGAATATCTTGTGCTTCAATCTCACGATTGATGAGGTCTGAGCCAACTGATAATGAGGCACGCACTTCGCTCACCATTGATTCATCACCTTGTGTCAACTGCTCCATACTAATACCATCTGGGTCTAATCTGAAGCCTGAAGCACTTGGTGGGAAGAGTGTTAGAGTGATTTTAGAAGAGAGGTTCTTTACAAGTTTAGCCACAAGAGATTGTGAATATTTATCAGGTAATGAATCAGAACCACCTGAACCAGTTTTTCTAAACATTGCAGGCATTGAGAGTTCAGCAAACTTCTCAGCCCTATCTTCGTAAGCTCTTCTCTCGCTTAACCTTGAATTGTAATACTCACTTGGCAACATATCGCCATAGATTTCAATATCTTTTTTCTGTTTTGCCACCATTTCTATACCTTGAATCCAAGCCCTGACCCGCCTTTAGACGCACCAAGTGTTGATTGAAGCGGTACTAAGAAGTCCGCAGTTGCTTGTCGCTTCTTCGCAAGCTTATCCGTACCAGCAATCTCAAGAGTAGCTGATAATTCTTCTGGCTTCTCTTCCATTGCAATACGTCTTGCTTCAGCTTCTTGCTCTCTTCGTAACCTCTCTTGCGTTTCGTCAGCTTTCTTTTGTGCCGCAACTTGTGCGGCAGTCGCTTTCTTTTGAGCACTTCTTTGTTTGTCTGCAGCATAAAGACCAGACCCAATAGCCAAAGCAGAGGTAACTGCCATTGTACCAACCGCTCCAGCCGCAGCTGTGCTCGCACCAGCACCCAATATCAGTGCTCCAACTGGCGCATGACAAACCCTTTTGTTTACATCAAACCTTCTCAACATTACTCAACCTCCCGATAAAATTATATTTTTTGTCAAATCCAATAAGTTTAACATTTGGAAAATCCTCAAAAATTAAATTGATACCTTTTACATAAGCCTTTTTGCCAATCATAGAACCATCATTCCAAGTATATGTCACAAAATCTTCACCATTATAATGCAAAACACAACCAAAAGCTATAACAGAACCATCAACCATGGCTGTGTAAACAGTTTTTGGTATAGAAATAAATAGTGAAAAGTCTTTCTCATTATACTCGTCACCATATTCTTTCATCTTTTCAAATATAAAACGATAATCAAACCAAGTTGTTTGTATGAAACAATCAACTTCGCTTATTCTCATGCAACTCATCCTCAACAATAGCCTTAATCTCTTCAATCATCTCAACCTTACCAGCAAGTTTGGCTCTCTCCCAGCCATCCATTCGGTCAAGCACCATCACGTCAGGATACCTCTTCTGCAAAATCTCGATAATTTTTGCAACTTCACCTTGCATTTTTTCTCCTTTAAGATTAACTTTATAAAATTGTACCACAAAAAAATGTATAATCATAAAATGAAACCAAAAACATTCCGCTCAACAGAGCATTACTTTGAATATATCAGCCCACTTAACAGAGAGGTCAAGCGTCTTGGCTACGCTTTGCCTTTAGAGCCAACAGAGCAAGACATCATGATGACCATGCATATACTTGGCTCTTCTGCATCAGACCTTGACATGTTCATTCCCCTATTAAATGATTGGCACAAAAGAGATATAGCCAAACCTCCCATCCGCATCTACGCATACTACATGAACAACCCTCAACAGTTCAACCATAACCCAAACAACATAGTTGGCTCGATGATACGCTCAATCATCAATGCAACATGTTCAATCCTCATCAACTTCTACAGCGTAAAACTTGAAATCTATCCAAGAGCCAAAGGTATATTGGTTCGTAAGTTTAAAGAGCAAGCCCTAAACGCTTACTTCACTTCAGCCAAAGACTTATCAGCAAGAGTAAAGCACAACACCTTATTAGAACGCGAGTCGGAACAAGAGGATTTAAATTTAGAAGATAAGATAAACGTTTCCCTTTTCCGATAAGAAGTGGAGCCCAGATTTTGGGGAGAGGTTTCATTGTGGTTTAAGTTTGGATAAAGAAAACGTGAATAGGGTGAGATATTGTAAATAGGTATTTGTGCCCACGAAGATTTCGATTTGACCCCCTCGACCTTCTATCGGTAATGAATGTTTAGAATAGTACAATAAGTAGTACAATAAGTAGTACAAGTTGTAGTGTAGGTAGTAAGCAATTAGCATGTAGCTAATTAGCATGTAGGTAGTAAGCTAATTAGCATGTAGGTAGTAAGTAATTAGCATGTAGCTAATTAGCATGTAGCTAATTAGTATGTAGTTAATTAGTATGTAGTTAATTAGCATGTAGCTAATTAGCATGTAGCTAATTAGCATGTAGTTAATTAGCATGTAGCTAATTAGTATGTAGCTAATTAGTATGTAGCTAATTAGCATGTAGGTAGTAAGTAATTAGCATGTAGCTAATTAGCATGTAGGTAGTAAGTAATTAGCAAAAGAGGATTAACTATTGTAGTGTAGGTAGTACATGTAGCTAATTAGCATGTAGGTAGATTGTAGTGTAGGTAGTAAGTAATTAGCAAAATGTCTAATTTAGACAAAATGTCTAAATTAGACAAAATGTCTAAAAAAGCTCCATTACAACATTTACACAAACATACAAATACCATTTTAAACAACAAAAAGTAAAGTAGTCATCATCATATAAGACTAAAAGACTCTTTTTGTCCTATTAGCTGAGTGCAACTATAAACAAAGAGGTGACTACTAAAATAAAATAAATTGTAAAAAGGTTTATCACTTTATAAAGCTTTAAGCTAATATATGATACCATTTTATAAAGTTAATCTTA